CCTATCCCAATGACCATTTTCACTACCTTGATAAACTTGTCCAGTTTCTCTGTCAACAAGCAACCATTTTTCTGGAGATTTAGTTTTAACCTGAAGAACAACTGCAGTAGAGATTGTTTTAAAATTAAAAAGCTTTCTCAAATTTTATCCCTTAATTGCTAGTACGCTTTTTGTATTTAAAAGCAGATATTTTTCGCCGTCTTCGTCTTCAATATCAGTTCCGCTGTTTTGATTGTAATAGACACTATCACCAATATCTAATCCATTAATTGGTATCAGCTCACCTTTATAATTGTGCTCACCGTTTCCAAGATCGACTATCTTTCCAACCCTTAGAGGAGAATCACTAAGCGAGGCCATAAGAACTATACCAGAAGAGGTGGTCCTATCTTCTACTTTGTTTTCTTTAACTAATAATAAGTTGCCAAATGGTTTAATCACAAAGGTAAGCCTATTCTTCAAACGACTGTTGAGTTGCCCAAAAATGATCCTGAACCATTTTATCGTGTATTCTTTTTGCTTCCATTATAGTTGAGATTTCTTGGTAAAGTCTATACCCAAAATATCCACATACGGATAAAGATAGAATGAAAATAATAATAAAAGTTGTCATATATTAATTATACTATAATTAATAACGCCAGTCAATGCTTTTTCTGTATTAAATAGTATCTATTACAGATACACTTGAATTAAAATAATCAGATGATGGATTGTAAAACCAACCAGATAGCACTTCAAACGACATAGGTCTTGTTTCAGCATACCCATCAGATTTAGTTAAAACTACTGAGTATGAGCCATCCTCATTATAAGTATATGAAACTCTTCCATCTTCAGTTGGGAAAGCATGATCGTACTCATCTCCTGACGCATCAATCCCAGACGAGCTTTGTGCTTTTCCAAAAAGATATTGTGAGTGGTCTTCTATTAACGCATCTAGTTCTTCTTTAGTCATTATTAATCCTTTTCTTCTTCTATTATTTGATCCACAATAACTCCTGCTGGCACCTTGCCTGCTTTAATTACTGCCTCTTGATTTCTTCTAGCATTGCATTTAATGTCTGCTGAAGTTAAGCTTTCCATCAATCCTGATGGCAATTCATCTGGATTATCTACTCCAGCATAAGGATCTTCTAACAATGGGTGTGCTACTCCATCTTTCCACTGCTGTTTTAATTGATACTGATGGATTCTTTCCTTAAATATTAATCTTTCCCACTCTTGAAGTTGAGCTTCAGAATACCATGCATCTGCATAATCCCAGAATATAACTATAGTGTATCTTGTTCCAGCAGTAATTTCAGATACGCTATGAATATTTTCTACTCCTCCAGGAAATGAAACAAATGATCCTGTTGGTGGAACTACGTCTAGTCCATGATCTCTAAACTTTAAAACTCCGCCTTCGTAGTCTGGCTGGCTGTTTAAATAAATTCCAGAGTACTGTTTGTTATCTGCCCAGCCCATGTCTTTACCATCCAGGTCTGTGTTATCTGAATGATCATTAGCATAAGCTCCAATTTCCCATTTTTGTGCATGCATGCTGTTGATTTTCATTGGTCTACCAGCAGCATCAGAACAATACTGAATCATTCTTTCTCGCAAGTTAGCCATGTATTCTTCAGTTATAGAAGTTCCATGCTCCTTAGTAAATGGAGAAACAACATGCATTCCATATGATCCATAGAAACAAATGAATCGCCACTCTTCTTCATTTGCATTAAAGAATTTAATTAACTCTTCACACTCTTCTTTAGAAATAAAGTTTTCATATTGCCAAATCCCAGTTCCGCCACCGCCTAGAAGTTTCCCTCCAAGCTGACTTGTTTGCTGTGATAATGCTTCCACAATTAAACCTTCTTTCTACCAAATTTTTTGGGTGCTTGTGGTACAGATGGCGTTTCTCTTCTTATTCCATGCTTATTGACATCAATTTTCATGGGAGGCCTTTTAGCCTGTATTCCTGATTTAAATTTACCCTGAGAAGGATTTTTTTTAGTTGCTTCTCCAGAGTTCACAACGTTTTCTGACACTATGCACCTTTAATTTGTGATATGGTTACAACGTTATTATTCATAGATGGGTCAACAGAAGACTCATATTGAAGTTCTTCTGCATTACCGCAAGTACAATCTTTACACATTACTGATTACCCTGATCTGAAACGTCCTGGATACTAACTTCTTTAATACCAGTTTCACTGCCTAAGCTTTCGCAGCCGCATTCAACGCACATATTACTTAGGGCCCTGAGCCTGTGCCTGGTTTGAAACGTCTGTTGATGGGAATGCTGCCTTTGGATCAGCTGCATACTGCTCGTTGTTTCCCCAAACAGTTGAATCATTTACCTTTGGTGACGTAAATCCGTTTAAATCTTTTCCGTCTGACATGTTATTACTCCTATAGGTTATTTATTTAAGCGGGACTAGTATTCCGCTTATAGAACTATTATAGCATTATTTTGATCAGGCCGACCTATACTGCGTTTTTCTAACATCTGGCAAATTAAATATAATCCCAGCCCTAGGCTCTTCACAGTAAAGCTCATGCATGGTCTCTTTTGGGAAAAATAAAAGGTCCCCTGGCTCCATGTGAAATTCTTCTGAATACCCATCTTCTGGGTAGCTTATTGTCCATATGGTTGTGCCTTGGCATTGCAATGAAAATGCGTCCCATTGATCACTATGAGCATCAACTTTTCTTGGTCCTACCGAGATTTTGGGTCCAGATACACCCATTATTATTCCGTTTGTATTTTCAAAATCTTTTAAAAAACTAGACATGGTACTAAAATATTCCATGTGTGAAACTTGTGGACTAAAATATACGCTATCTGTTACTACAACATTTCCAACGCCTTTTTCATCCTGAGAGCTATTACCTGCTGTCTCTATTACTATTTCTGACTGTATTTCTTTAAATATGCAGTTTAAAAATTCTTGCCATGACGGAACATCTTTCCAGTATCCCTTATGAATATAAGCTCTATGGCTTTCTTTTGCTTTTAGTACTTCTTCTCTTATATTAATCACGACTTAAACTCCTTGTGCCAGCATTTATCGCAGATGTCTAATATGGGACCTTCTTTTTTTGCTGCGATTCTTGTTGCTTTATTGCTACATTCTTTAGACCATTGGCAAGTATCTTCAAACACTACTTAGATCCCTTTGCCTTCTGCCCTCTATAGCCAGTTTTTTTAATATTCATAGACCCAGGTTTTTTCTGTCCACTAGCATATGTTCCTGCTTGTCTTTGAGCTAATGCTCTTTGCATCTTATCAAGGTGCTTTCCCATTACTTAACTTTCCCGCCAAACTTTGCCCATAATCTTTCATGAATAAAGAAGAATGACATTTCTAGCGCTAGGTATGATAGTCCATAAAGACCAACATACTCCCACTCTGCTTCTCCAGTAAAATATTTAAGAGTAAAATAAATTATTCCAGAAACAAAAGTAAAGTGTACAAATGGCCAACTGATAGTTTTTAGTAATGATCTTCTTTTAGAGTCCATTACTTGACTGCCTTCTTAGCTGGTGCCTTCTTAGCTGGTGCCTTCTTAGCTGGTGCCTTCTTGGCTGGTGCCTTCTTAGCTGGTGCCTTCTTGGCTGGTGCCTTCTTAGCTGGTGCCTTCTTGGCTGGTGCCTTCTTAGCTGGTGCCTTCTTGGCTGGTGCCTTCTTGGCTGGTGCCTTAATTGATGCTAGAAGCGCATCCGTAATAACCTTTTCAAACATAACTTCTTTTGGTGTGATTCCTAGCCAAATCTTTAATCTAGTTAACATGATTCCTCTTTTTCTTTTAATTTTCTAATTACTAACCTTAAGACCTCTCGTGGTCTCCAGTCTGGTGGAATTTCTAAATCTTCCATTTCTTTAATTAATTCATTTAAAACTTTTTTTTGAATTGTGTGAAAGTGATCCCATTCCATAATATTAATTTTATCATAATAGTATTAGCGGGGCGAGTTTCCTCGCCCCGCTAAAAACTAATTACTTAACTAAGGTAACCTTAGCCTTTGGGTTCTTTGCATTCCACTTCTTAGCGAGTGCATTAAATGATGCCTTGATTGCCTTAAGTGCAGCAGCATTATCTGCTGTTAGCTTGGCAATGGCTGCATCTTTAGCAAGTACAACCGCATCTGAAGCTGTCTTTGCATCAGCAAGTGCCTTAGCAGAAGCAGCCTTCTCGGCAGCAAGAGCCGCATCTGAAGCTGTCTTAGCATCAGCAAGTGCCTTTGCAGAAGCAGCCTTCTCAGCAGCAAGAGCCGCATCTGAAGCTGTCTTAGCAGCAACTGCATCTGCAGCAGCCTTTAGAACCGCAGCATCGGCCACGGCCTTTGCGGCAATTGCAGCATCCTTTGCAGCCTTCTCAGCAGCAAGTTCTGATACTAGATCACGAATTGCAATCTCTGCAAACGGTGCAAGTGTGCGAGGAGTCAATCCAACTACATCTGCAGTTGTTGCATCTCCTGCAGTTGTTGGAGCAAATGTGATAAGTGAGCGTGTTCCAGTTGCTGGAAGTGTTGCCTTAAATGTAGCAACTCCAAAATCTGAAAGTGTAGCACCAGTTGTCACTGTTGATGTGTCTACTGTTGCTGATGCAGCAAAGATTGTTGCAGTAATTGACTTACCTGATACCTTGTTTCCAAATGTATCTGTTGCAGTTACTGTAATATCCTGCTTTGTACCAGCAGCACCTGTAGCAGGTGCAGAAACTGTTAGGTTGTTAATAAGACCAGCAGTACCCTGAACATAGTATGTCAAAGTCACTGGGCCGTTTGTGATTACAACTGTACCAATTGCTGTTGTCTTTGTATAGACATAAAAAGTTGCTGTTGTTCCTGTACCAGTTGCAACTGTCAGGGATGATGATCCTGATGTTGCTCCTACTGGTGCAGCAGTTGAGTGTAGTGCAGATACGATTGTTGCATTTGTTGATGTTGCAGTAACTGATGTTCCCGCTACAACTGTTGCTTCTATCTTAACAACATCTGTGTTGTCAATAGTGTTATCTGCAGGTACTGGACGTACGATTGCAGTGTTTAGCGCTGTTCCAGCAGTTGCTGGAGTATCGTAACCAGGGGTTACTACAGCATTTACCACTCTTGCTGCGTTCCATGTTGTTGCTACAACTGACATGGTGTTAGCACTTGCAGGTGTTGCTACCATTGTGCCCAAAGTCATGGCTGCAACCATGGCTAGAGCGATTTTTTTAAATGAGTTCATTTAATTTATTCTCCTTATTTCCTCTGTAATCTTTGCGATCACAGAATGTTAGTGTAGTGCATTTATTTTTACATGGAAAGAACATGGGTCTCCACCCTCTTCCCATTCTTGCATTTCTTCATCAGTTAAAGGCGGTCCATCATGTGTATCGCAAAATACATCTGACACCCAACCTCTATCATAACCATTCTTGAGCCATATTTCAAACTCTAAATGATTTGAATCTATATTCTCTAGATCCATTCTGAAAGTTCTTCTAGCATTACATGCTTAGGTTTTGCTCCAGTAATAGACTTTACTGGCTTACCAGACTTAAATAATACCATATATGGGATAGAGGTGATAGAGTATTCTGCTGATTTTACAGGATTCTCATCAACATTTAACTTCCCCACCCATAATCCACGCTCTTCTGATATCTCATCTAGGATTGGAGATATTTTTTTGCATGGACCACACCATGGAGCCCAAAAGTCGATAAGAACTAAATCGTGAGATTTAAGAACATTATCAAAACTTTCATCAGTTACGATCAATCTACTCTCCTTTTAGTTCATCCGCTGCTTGGTTAAACTTATCCATAAATTTTTGAATAACCCAAATAGCTGTTTCACCAGCATTAGAAGACATCGCTTTTGATGCTTCCTCTGTTCTATCCTCAATGGCTAGGGCGTTGTACCATTTCTGATACAACTCCTCTCCAATGTCCTTAATAATTTCTTCTAGTACCGTAAGCTTGTTATCCATTAATGGCCTTTAGCAAATTAAACAGATAAACGTTTTGCCCATTAATTGATGGAACTTGTACAGAAGAAGACTTCATGAGCGTAATCAATTGATCAGATGTGTATGTTGGAAACACGGTCTTTAGCTGCACATATCTTGCTGCAATTGCTTGAACAGAGACAGATGTTCCATAAGAGAATCCAGGCTTATTGCCAGGGTATATGGTTGCAATCTGAACCTCTCCCCATAAATCCACCAAGTTCTTGTCATAGTTACTTATTAAAGAAATTTGTGGCTGATCTAGGTTAAGAGTTTCAACTCCACCTACTGCAATTGACTGCTTAATACATGCTGGCCATTCAATCTTATCCTTCATAGATGCATTAGTACCGCTATTTCCTGAAGGGAAAAACACTGGAATCCCAGAGTTATTTAAAGTAGAAATAACTGGATCAAGCTTGGTAGGTGAACAGTAGTTTGCAGTTTTCATTTTAATTACTGGAGCATTTGTTGCATTTGATGATGCCACAGCAACAATATTATACTTTGATTTATTATTATTAACCCAAGTCAAAGCATTTACAAGTGTATTAATTCCATATGTCTGCTGAGCACCTGATCTTGTATTTCCAACAATTCTTACAAAAACAATATTTAAGTTTGGATTTGCATTAAGCGCTGCTGAAACCATTTGAGTTCCATGATTAAATGCTGATGTTGAAAGCATATTTAGTGGAAGAACAGATGATCCTGGCCCCTCCATAAATGTTTTTCCATTTGGACATGATGGCCAATCTAAAATACAAACTTCTGCAACAATTCGTGACTTAATGCTAGGAATTGATGTGTCAAGAGCAGTGTCTAGGATAGCCAATGTTGGTGTAACTGTCTTTGGCTTTAAGTTTGCCTCAGCGGGCATAGATGTCATAGCGATTAGTGTGGCAGCAAGTGCCATAGTTATTAGTTTTTTCATAAACCTAATTCTACTAAATCGACCAAGTATTGTCAATAGGTTGTTAGTTCTGCGGGGGTCTTGTGCGTGGATACCATTTGCCAGAATCCATATTCTTGGCTTCCGCCGCCTGTACCTGAGTATTTACAATGTTGCTCATAATTTCATGCATTATGTCTAATTCAATTCTAAGTTTAAATAGCTCAAGTTCTAGCAAATCAATTCTTCTTTGTGCTCTCATTATTCTTCATCTCTATCAAGTGGCGTTGGTGCAGTTGCCAGTGTGCCACAATTAGCACACTCCATATCTAAAAAGTAAGTTGCAATTTCGCAACTATCAAAAATTACTTTAAGATTCCAAATCTCACAACCACAGGGGCATGTGTGTGTTGGCACACCTCTTATGTCCATGGACTGAGAGTAATCTGGTCTTAAGTCGTTTATATCCATCAACTAATTATACACTAAACTTGAATGTATGTATAGGGGGCAGCTACGCTCATATTAAACTCTGTTGCTGCTTCTAGTGCTGCTTTAAGTCTTAGCCTAGGGTTTTTTTGATTCTTTGTGGCATGAAGTGCACCTAGCGCAATCATTCCACCGCTACCTTCTGCCATATAGTTTACAACATTTTCGCCAACATGGAAGTCTTCATCTATAGTAAAGATTCTACCTTCAAGGCCAACTATAAAAATTCCACCCGTATCCTCTTCTGAAGAGGATCCAATGCTTCCGTATCCATGCTCTTTAAATGCAGCCTTAACTGAATCAACAAACTTTGTTCTCATAAACTTATCTAAACCAGAATTGGTTTTTGTTGGAGTATACTTTGGTGGGGTCCACATGTATTGAAGGATTTGCCCCATACGAAAGGAATCTGTGAATGCAATTCCATATTGGCCAACCTTGAAACACTTTGGTTCTTTTCTTGAAAGGATCCATCCAGTTTTATCATCAGAGGCAGCATGATCTGATGCCATATAGACGACACCACCTTGGGCAATTGCAACAATACAAGTCATACCTTTATTGTACTATTTTAATTATTCTGTGTCCATCATTTCATGATATTCAATATGATTTAATTGTGACAATACGCTTTCCAGCTCAGATTTCATTTCAATTAAGTCCTGAATGGCTTTATAATACTTGCCTTTCCACTCATTTAATTCTTTTTCAAGCTGATAAAGCTCTATCTTTAGATCTTTTATATCTAATTTAAGGTGGTCTTTTTCACGCTCTTCCCGCCTATTTCTTTCTTTTTTAGCATCCCTAAATCCATTAACTAACGCAGTAGCAAATCCGCTAAGCGTTGCAGCTAATATTGATACTACAAACGTTATATAAGTTATTTCCATTATAAACTAATTATACCTTATAATTAGTTTAAACTAATAGCTCCGATGCTGTAATCTCTACGCCAATATATCTCTTTTTTTGTATAAAATCTTTAACTGTTTCGTGACCGTTTTGCCTTCCAGCAATAAGAACCACCCACCTTGGCTCAAATTTATTATCTATACATGTCTGGCATAAAAACAAATTAATTGTAAGCAATGAGGATTTTTTCAAATTTAACTTGTTCTTTGTTTTGTTACATGAATAACAAAATATCTTTTCACTCATTCAAAAACCTCTTCACATTCAGTTTCTTTAAAAAAACGACTTACGTTAAATCTAACGTTGTCTCTTGAAAAAAGTTTAGCAAAATCTTTTACTAAAGCAGTGTATCTATCTTCTGGCATGTCTTTTTTATACTTTAATATTATTTTTTCTGCTCTTACGTAATCTTCTCTTACAAAAGTGCAGTCGCCTTGTGTGCCTCCAGATGGTCTACGAAGAACTTTTTGCGCCAGCTTTCCCCCTGGGCCGTATATCGTAACTGTTAGGTATTCCTTTGCAAATCCCCAATCAGTATATCTGCTATAGGCTTCAGCCACATCTAGCGGACTACTATAATGATAAATTGATCTTTCTGGACTCTCTCCATCTCTTGCAATAGTTAACATATAATGAACCTCTCTTAAGTTTTCATTTTCTTTTAAAAAGCTGTCAACAATAGAGAAATGCTCTGGTCTTAATGCTTCTGCTTCTAATTCACTCATGCTATAGGTCTTCCTTCTAGTTCTACTCGAACACCGTAAGATTCGAGAAGTTTTTTTGCTTTTGAAACATAGTCTATTACTTTTTCTTTTTCTATACCATCAAACTGAATAAAATTATCTTCATACAATCTAAGCGCTAAAAACTCTGGATACTTTACAACATCCATTAAAAGAAACATTGGTTTATTTAGCTCTCTTAGCTTTTTTTTCATTTCCTCATTATAAAAAACTGGCTTATTGGGTTCACCAGTCCACTGATTCATTCCGTGTTTAAAGTGATGATTATCGTAAACATTAGACATTTTGTTTTGCCTTTAATTGCTTCCATACATCTTTTGTTTTATGAGCATTTTTCATTTTATCAACCAATCCAGATGACAAAAAGACTCCGCCCCAAACACCATACTCATTATTTTTAACTCCAGATTCATAACAGATTGACATTACTGGGCAAGAAAGACAGCATTGATCTACTGCTTTAGCCATATTTACATCAGACTCGTATTGGTCAAAAAATAAATTAGTGTTCATTCCGCTGCATGCAGCTAAATGCCACCATCTTACTGACTGTTCGTCTGAATCTAATTTATTTAAAATATTTGACATATTTTAGCGGAAGAGTCCATGTCCCTTTTGAATTAACTGAGAATTCGTTTGCGATCCCCCAGGAATTATTTCTATAGATGCCTTTGGTATCAAAATATCCGCTATTATTTTTTTCCCATACAACTAAACTATAATTGTTCCAGTATAAATCAAATTTATTCTTAGGAACTTTATTCCTTAGAATTTCTACTCCGTTTTCATATAAGTGTAGCATTTGTCCAATTTGTCTTTTTTATACCTGTATATTATTATACAGGTATACAACAGATGTTGTCAACACCTTTTTACATTATTTATATCATTATATTGTGACAATTATTTTTTTTGATATTGTGGAGATACTATGCAGTTCGGGTGCTTTGGATTTAGCAAAGAAAGCTCTCCGTCTAAAGCAGATTGAATTGCAGCCTTAACGACTTCATATTCTTCCTGGAATATCTTAGTAGATCGGCCATGAGCCATTGACAAAGGAGCTCCAACTGATGCCGCTTGATCCTTAACCATTTTTTCATGGTCATACGTAAGAACTTGGCAGTTGAAATTCTTTAAAAAATATCCGTCTCTATCAAATAAATACTTTTCGTAATTACCTGACATTTTAAGTCCTCCATGAAATCCAAGATTTAGCCACCATGAGTAGTAATCGTCTAAAAACTGTGAGACCCCATTTGATCTGTCATAATCTGTAAGGCGCTCAGAACTTCCAGCAATTGTTTTCCAAAAAATATGAGGCTCGCCATAAGGCTCGCCGACTCCATTGTGTCCTGGAGCTGAGCCTACAGTTCCAGAAACTAAATCGTTTGGGTTAGAATGTGTCATTTCTGAGTACTCAAATGTAGTACCATAAATTTCTTGGCTATACTCCTTTGAGTCTAATCCGCATGTAATTCCCTTAGCAAATCTTTCTGGCTTGTGATTTGATTTTGTAATTCCAGCTCCACAGTAATCATTTGTTGGCACTCCAATTACAGAAAACCCTTGATCCTGAAATTCATCTTGTAGCCATTGCAAAACCTCTAGCTGGTTTGCATTTCCACAGCCAATTGTTGTATTAGTAAAAAACAAGACCTTGCCCTCATACTTCTTAAGAAAGTCCTTTTCTCCTTCTGCTGATTCTAGTCCTGTTTCCCAAATTGGCCAAGTCATAGCACGTCTTTCTGCTTTTGCTCTAAGTTCTTCCAATACCTGTTCTGCAGTTAGAGTTACTTCTTTTTCTTCAACAATTACGCTCATTTTTTCTCCTTGATTAGTTTAACGCTTTCTATATTAACTTTTCTTACTTCATCGTCTATACCAAATATATCCGATATGTAATCTCTTGCATCATTTTCATCAAAAGCTTCTACTTCTGCTGCAATTACTAGCTTTATTAAGTACTTATTCATTTACTTAGAGACAGTATACCCATTTTTAGTTAATAAATCAATTGCTGCTTTTACTTCAGGGCCCACCTTTGCTGGGATCTTTTGTGATGTAGATGGCTTTGATGAGGGCTTTGATTCAGTTTTTTTTGCCCCGCCAAACTTTGGTCTACCAAACCCAACAATAGAAATCATTACTCCAGCCTTATTTTTCTTATATGCACGAAGTTGTTTACAAACTTCTCCGCCATTTCTTTGGCTTCCCTTTTTGTTTGAAGAAGTATTACCCTCTATACACCATACTGTTCCGTCTTCATTATCTTTTACAACAATTCCTACGTGAGAAATTCTATCGACACCGTCTGAAGGGAAATCAAAATAGGCGATATCACCTGGTTCTGGATCTGCAATATCCACATCTATCCATGATCCAGCTTTCTTAAATGCTGCAGCTCCTCCTGGAGTGTATACTGTGTTAGGAATCTTTACTCCAGCTTCATTACCACACCAGTTTACAAAACTTCCGCACCATGGTTGAAAATTAGCTTTTGTATAAGCACCGTATTTAGTTTCATTATCTTTTGGACCCTCAATGGTTCCGATCTCTGCTGTAGCAACTTCTATTAAACGTTCTGCTGTTCCCTGTTCTGCCATTAGTCTTTGTCCCAATCTGTATCAACTGGCTGCTCTTCTGGCATTTGTCCATCTGGCTTTGCTGCTAAGCGAGCTGCCGTTGCATCAATTTCTGCTTCAAGCTTTTTATCAGCCTGTGTATTTTTTGCATCTACTTCTTTGTTTGCTATCTGCGCTGCCATAATATCCTTAGCACCTGAGTTACCAATCAAAATTCCTGCAAGTGTTCCTGTAATAAATGTTGCAATGCTACCTAGAACATTGAAGAACATCTTGTCATTTTCTGACTGGGCTCCAATAGGTTGTGTTACAAACAACAGACCATAGATAATTCCAAGCGCTGTCATAAAAAGAATGCTTCCAAGAGTTATTCCTAGAATAAATTTCAATCTAGCGTCTAGATCTGCGGGCGTTAGTTTCTGTTTAGCCATTTGTTATTTCCTGTTCTGGTGTTGTAGGTGTAATTTTTATTACATCTTTTGTACAAGTCTGTGAAGCTTCACATTCTGGAGGAGTGCATTCTGCTGTTTCCCAATTTTTAGGATCTTGGCATGGATAGCGGTATCTGTTTAAAGAGTCGCACCCAGTTAATGATAGCATTAGCAAGCATGCTAAAGCAATAGCACTTATTTTCTTCATAGGATAATTATACACTATTAGTCCTCTTTTCGTAGTGGTATAGTTAGAAGCCATATTGCTGTAGCAATAACTGTAGCAACTCCAACTACCTGCTGGGCGGAGCCAGTAAGGGTTAGCCAAGCAATAAAAAATCCCAATAGGGTGAATATCTGGGCTATGCTTTCCTTGATTACTTCCCATATATATTTAAATAGGGCCTTGATTATTTTCATTATATCCTCCTAGTCATTGCAGCTGCAATAATATTTGATGCGATAATTACTGGTATTACAACTTCCTGCGCTTTTTCTCTTTGGTCATCTGTCATATCTTTACCCCATTCTGAGGGACTTAATACCTTACCAAAATCTATATCTGTAAATGCTCCTATTGGATCCGCCAAAAATGCTTCGGTTTGCACCTCTGTTGTTGCATCTGCTAAAGTATAAGGCATGCTTGCATCTCCTGCGGACTCTGCTCTAGACTCAAACTCAACAAATGCCTGGGCGAGCTCTGGGTTGCTTTGCATAGCCTCTGCAACTTGAGCAACATCTGAAGCCTTAATTCCTAGGGTTTCTGCAACTTCAACCTTTGCCTCTTGAGTTAAAGCCTGCAGCGTTTGACTAACTGCAGATATTTGTTCTGGAGATAATACAACTAATTTATTATCTTTGCTTGTAAGATTTGCAATAACATTAGAAAGATCTTCTTCGGTTCCGCTTCCTTTTTCAGGAACTAAAGCTGCTAAAACTTCATCTTTAATTTCAACATTATCTGTAGGTTCAGGCGTTGGCTCGTCTGTAGGCTCAGGCGTTGGCTCGTCTGTAGGTTCAGGCGTTGGCTCGTCTGTAGGTTCAGGCGTTGGCTCGTCTGTAGGTTCAGGCGTTGGCTCGTCTGTAGGCTCAGGCGTTGGCTCGTCTGTAGGTTCAGGCGTTGGCTCGTCTGTAGGTTCAGGCGTTGGCTCTGGACTTGGTTCTGGTGTAGGCTGATTTGCTGCAGCGTTGGCTGCTGCTTGTGCAATAGCAGCGTTTAATTCTCTTTCAGATTGCTCAAAATAATAATTCCATGCATCTTCAATGGCAGCATTCAAATCAATTATAGATTGATCATATGTGTTGATTCTATTATTCTTTAATTCTAAAGCAGATGTTAGGTTTTGTTGTGCTATTGTTAGGTTTTGGGTTGCTGCTGTGAGGTTTGATGTAAGATTTTGTAAGGTTTGCACTTCTTGATTATAAATACTTAGTTTATCATTGTATACTGCTAACTTATTATTATAATTTGTTTGTGCTATAGCCCTTGCTGCAACGGCATCATTATATGCATTTATCTGTGCTTGAGTTGGTCCTGATCCAGAAGAAAATGTATTAAGATTACAACTAAAATTTTGTCCCCATACTCTTGGATTTCCAGCATAGTCACAACCTGCTCCAGTCCATCCTCCAGGAATTGCCCATCCAAGATGATAAGATCCTGGCCCACCACCGTTATACCACCATATCTCTACACCCAATGTCTTATCTTCGCTGACATCATATACTGGAGAATAATCACTCCATGTAACGCCTTGCTCTACCCAGTTATCAACATCTAGTTGTCCATCAACATACATTCTAAAACCATCATCTGTATATCCCGCAAAATAGGTTTGCGTAAACCATGAAGGGACTGTTATCTGTCCAGTAAATTTAACTATAATATTTTCATATCTACCACAGACTGGAAGTTGCATAGAACTTGAGTTCCATGTTCCAGTACATACAACAGATCCAGGGA